GTTATAATCTATGTTGTTTTGCTGAAAAAGGTCATTCTTTAGATAAAAAATATAAACAAAAAACTCATACACCATTTGAGTTCTTTTTATCAAAAGAAATGGACGAAATAAGAGATAAGTCTTTGAAAGGAGAAAAGATTGCTCAATGTACAAGATGTTATAATGAAGAAAGTGCTACAGGTTATTCAAATAGAAATAGATATATTTACGAAAGAAGATTTGAAAAATTACCTGCTGAAGTAAAACAAGTAAAATTTAAAGTAAGACATTTTGGTAATCATTGTAATTTAGGTTGTTTGATGTGTCATCCATACAACTCAACAACTAGAACAAAAGAATTAAAAGATATAGGTTTGTATAAAGACATCTATGCTAGTTATAATAATCCAGATTATGAGAATTTAGATTATAAATCTTATCAATTATTTAAAAATAACATTGTTGAAAATATAGAAAAAATAAGTCAAATACTTATTACAGGCGGAGAGCCATTTCAAATACCTAAAGTTTGGCAGTTTTTGATTGACGATATACCGAAAGAATATGCTAAAAATATAAATGTAATATTTGATACTAACTTAACTAGTTTAAATTATAAAAAATATAACTTTGAACAATTATTAGAAAAATATAAAAGGATTAGATTAAATATATCTTGTGACCATATTAAGGATAAATTAGGTTTTATAAGATATCCTATTGACATAAATTTATTTGAAAAAAATTTAGAGAAGTATAAATCAAATGTTAATAGAATTAATCTTACCGTTCAACTTTTAAATATATTTGATTTAAATGAAATAAAAGAATATTATAAAGGTTATGATGTGTGTACAGAATCTTATGTAAACCACCCTAAATTTTTATCAGTTAGAAATTTAAAAGATGAACATAAGAAACAAGTACAAGATAACTATGCTGATTATGAAGACCGTAATAAAATGTTTTTTGTTGAATTTACAAAACAACCTTTAAAGGTTAAACAAAAAGTTATAGATTATCTGAATAGTTTATCTAAACATAGAAATTTAGATTGGACAAAGATATGGAATAAAGATTTAATGGAGCGTTTATATGATTGATATAATTGGTGATACAGTTAAAAAAACTTTTGATTATAAAGGTGAAGACAATTTTGCTTTTTTAAAAAATGAAGTCTTTTGGTTAAACTACCTAAAGAGTAAATGGGTGCCTGAATTGATAGAGGTTGGCAATAATTATGTTATCACTAGATATTATGGACCAGATTTAATTAAAAATAAAACAAGACCTAAAGATTTAGCAGATCAGACTTTAGAAATGTATAAATTTTTTAAAGAGAAAAATGTATTTAAACTCAATGGTGCATTAAGCAATATGACTATGAATGGTAATCAACTCGTTGCGTTTGATTGGAAATGGGCTAAGTTTAGAACGGATAAATATATTGACTATGAAATAATTAGTTATGAAAAATGGTTATCTAAAATAGATAGTGAATTGGTTGAAAAATTAAAATGTATGATTTGAATAAAATAAAAGAGGAATTAAAAACTTTACCTAAATGGAAAGAACAAATTTGTCTTCAAGGAACAAAGACTATCAAAGATCATTCTGCTGGTACAGGTAGAGCAATAGATTTGCCTGAAAAAGAAGTAGAATTTACATATCCTTTATTTGATATACCTTACATCAACTCTATTATAAAAGAACATAACTTATATAGAGTTAGATTGATGAATCTAAAAAGCAAAACTTGTTATACCTATCACAAAGACCAGTGTAAAAGATTTCATATACCTATTATTACAAATGAAAATTGTTTTTTTATAGTTGAAGATAATATTATAAGATATCCTGCTGATGGTAATTATTGTATAGTTGATACAGATAAAAAACATACTGCTATTAATGCCTCTAAAGAAGATAGAATACACTTAATAGGTAATTTAAATGATTAAACATATTGCAGAAATAGAAGCGTTAGATTTTGCGTCTAAACAAGAACATAAAGATAAGTGGCATAAAGATTTTTATTATTGGAAAAGACATTTACTTGCTTTAAAAAATTGGCCTTGGTTAAAGAAGTTTTATAAAGGTGGTAAGTGGTTGGGTCATTTTGATGAAGAATTAAATGGTGTCTATTGGTATAACTTACAAGGTGATGAGATGTATGACGGATTTTTAATATCATCTAAAGTAGGTGTCGGTATAAAATTAGGTAGATGGTTAGAAAAAAATATAAAATATAAAACAAATTGGTCTTGTTGTAGTAAACAATATGTAAAGTTTAATGAAAGACTAGGATTTGAAATTAAAAGTATGGACAATATAGAAGAACAGGAAGTGTTTTTATTATGCAGAAAGAAATATTAAGTTTTAGTAAAATACATATTGGCGCTGAAGAAGTTATAACTGCTACTTATGATGAATTACTATTAAAAGATGGTACAGTTTTAAAAGATACTATGTCAGGTCTTTGGAATGTGCCACTAGGATATTCTAATTGGATTATAAAACAATCTATGATGAATCAATTAGTTAAGTTACCATATGCAAGTAATTTTTCTGGTTATCATAGTCAGACAACTGAAAAATATGCTAATGAAATTTGTAAAAGAACAAATATGAGTAGAGTATATTTTACAAATAGTGGTAGTGCTGCTGTTGAAACAGCAATTAAATTATCAGGTAAAAATATTGCAGTTTGTGGAAAACATAGTTATCACGGTTCAACTATATTAAGTGCAAATGCTAGCGACCAAGATATTAATAAGTTTTGGGGAATACAAAATCCTATGAGTGTTCATAAGTTTGAAAACGCAGACGATTTAATTAGTATATGTAAAGGTTTATATGATATGTCTTTTGTTATAATAGAACCAGTTGTTGGTGCAGGTGGTGTTTATGATTGGTCAGATGATATATGGTCAATATTAAAAGAATATCAATCTAAAGGTGGTGTAGTAATACTAGATGAAACGGTTACAGGTTTTGGTAAACTAGGTACTATGTTTGCCTTTGAAAAATATAATATAGAACCAGATATGATTATATTAGGAAAAGGTATAACTAATGGATACTTTCCTATGGGTGCTTGTTTGATAAATGAAAGAATAGAAAAGTCAGTTAAAATGTTTAATCACGGTTTTACTTATTCAGGACATCCTGTTGGTTGTGCAGCTGCTTTAGAAACACTTAAAGAGATTGACAAATTAGAGTTAGAACATAAACAAATAAATGGTGTTACAAGACAATATGGTTGTATGGGTGCGATAGACTTTGAAACACCAAGACAATCATTAACATTTATTAAGAAGATGAGAGAGTTAGGATATATATTAGAAGATGGATCAGAAAATGTATCAACTGCTGTATTTTGTTTACCATATATATTTAAAGATCATACTGAATTTGAGGAGGCAATAAAATGTACCATAACGGATATATAGAATCTTTACCTGTACAATTACCAGAAATAACAGAAAAAATAAAAGAATATTTTGCCAATCATTATAATCACAATGATTTAACGGTAAATAAAAAAATTATTTGTGATGATTTTAAATCAAAATTTATACCTTGGTTAAATCAAGGTCATATTAAGTTTAAAGGTTTAGAAAAGTTTCCATATGTTTATATTACTAATGGAGTTTCAGAATTTATCCATAATGTCTTACCAGAACATAGTTTAAGACCTGTGTGTGTAGAAAAAGAATACAAAGCTTACCCTGCTTATGCTAGACTTTTTATGAAAGCAGGAATTAAATTAAACAATAAGATAGATGTTATAAGTTTACCTTTTTGTAGAACAGGAGATATTCATCCAGATACTTGCCACATATTAGAGAAACCATCAATAGTTGACCTTGCGTGGGCAGGTAATAGTGGAGTAAAAGAAACATTTGATTTGAGTAAGGTTGCTTATACTGCTTTTAGTTTTAGTAAATGTTTTGGTGTTCAATATCATAGAATTGGAATAGTATATAGTAAAAAACCTATTAATGTATTTGAATTAGAAGCAGGTTACACATATGTTAATATGGTAGGTGTAGATTTAATGAGATACTTAATGAAGTCTATAACACCCAACCAGTTGTATGATAAATATAAGCATATAACTGATAAGTTATGTAAAGACAATGGAGTAGAACCAACCAAACATTTGTGGATTGGATTAAAAAACGGAGATAGACATTCACTATTAGAATATTGGATGAAATGGATAAATGAGAACAGATAACCAAGAATTTCATAACATACTTAAATCAGTAGATTTTGCTGATATATCTGACTTTTGGTCGGTACCTTATAAAGAGATACTTGAAGAAGTAAAAGATATACCAGAAAACAAGTGGCGTAAACCATTTGACGCTGATTATAAAAGAGAAGGACTAAATGACCTTGAAAGTAATATTTACTATCCAGGTTCTAAAGGAGATTTGATTCCTGCAAGAGGTTGGAGAAGCGTAACTGCTTTAAATGAAACTGGTGATTATAGAGATCAAATATCTAAATTTACTCCTGTATTTAATACTGAAAATGAATACAGAAACAAAGTAAAAGAAGTAAAAGAAAATAGTCAATGGACTAATATATCACATTATCTTCCAACACTAAAAGAGTTTTTTGAAGATAAAATATTTCCTTATATGTATGTTGGTCACATTTATGTTAGTGCTTTAGACGCTGGTGGTATTGTAACTGAACATAATGATATTCCAGACGATTCCAGACCTATGTTAGAGAGTGATAGAGTACATAGTTTTAATGTTCTTAATACATTTAATATGGTTTTAAATCACGTAAAATCTTGTTATTCTTGTTTCAACGGCAAGATATTACCTGCTTATGATGGTGCAATCAGATGGACAAATACTGGTAATCAACATTGGGTAGTTAATATGAATAAGGAATCTCAATATCAAATTATATGGCAAGGTCTGTATAAAAAATCATTTAGAAAATTAGTCAAGGAGAAATATAAATATAGTTATGACAATAATCAATAATCATAGTAAAATAAATTTGGACGCAACATTCCAAGAAAAACATAAAGAATTATTTAAAATCTTTTCAGATAATAATTTAGATGTAGAGATCAACGCAGACTTTGGTCTATTAAGAAAAACATTAACATCTTTAACTAAAGATGATTATCCTTACAATTATGATCCTTCTTTTGACGGAGTATCAGACATATCTACAGCTTTTGCATTGTTATTAAAATCAGGAGATACTGTAATTTCTACTTATGCAGCTATGAAATATGATTGTGCTAATTTTATTAACGATATGAAAAGTTATTTTGTTGGTGCATATGAAGATGTAACTATTGATACCGGTAGTGAATGGTATAGTTCATTGCAATGGGTATCAAAAGACCATAGAGGTAAAAAACTAGGTATGGGTTTAGACCATTTAAAAAAGAATATTATTTTTGATATTTTAAATGGCGATGTTAACTATGCAATACACAAAGAATCATTAACTAATTACCATAGTCAAGGTTTAGTGTATGACAAAAATGTAAAACTTGCAACAATACCTGATGGTGATGTTGGTGGTGCAGGTGAAAAAATAGATAAAATTTATAATGTAACTTGGACAACTAAATCTTCTTGGACAAGTAAACAAGATGATGTTAAAAAATCTTATAGTTAAAAACTTTTTATCTGAATCAGAATTAAACTCTTTCACATATGATAATAAAGAAGAATTTAAATCTTCATCTGGTAGTTTAATTTTATATTATCAAAAATTATTAACTTCAATTTCAAATAAAATAGCAAAACATATAGGAGAGTTTTCTTTAAGGGACGCTCATATTCACTATTTAAAACAACCTTACAGACTTCATTGTGATTCTGGTAAAACAAACAACTCACATTATACTATAATTGTTCCTTTAGATAAAGAACCACAAGGCGGACTTTATATAATGAATCAATGGGCAGATAAAGCATATAGTTTAGATGATTATTATACACAAGATTGGCAATCAGTATTATCTTTAGAAGAACGAAAAGAAAAAATAAAAGAATTTAATTCAGATGTATCGCTTCCAGATACAATTGACTTTGAGCATATAAAAGATAAAAAAGGATTTACAGTTAAAAATTATATTAAGTATGAATATAATACAGCAGTTATGTATCCTAGTAAGTTTTTTCATTGCAGTCAAAACATAGAAAATTTTACAAATAAAAAATCATTGGCGGTATTTACAGATGTTAGATAGTTATACTTTTAAACCAAGTGAGTTACCTAAAATATATAGAGTACAAATTAGAGATATTATTAAAGATGTTGTTGATAGTAAGACAGATATGTACTGGAAGAATTACACAAAATTTAATATTGATGAACAAACTGCTATATCTGTTAGTTGTATAGATCATAAGGTAAAAGTTATATCAACAATATATCATAGAGAGTTTTTTGGAGAAGGTGTATATAGATTATGGAATAGATTTTTATACTCTAAAGATTTTAGAGAAACCGGTGGTTCTAAAAAAAGAGATGGAGTACATATAAATCATCCTGTACTAGAGCAACAGATAGATTTTGTAGAGAAACTTAATCCTAAATTTTACTTTATAAGTAGGCAAAGAACAAATACTAGATGGTTGAAGTATTATTTTGATACTTTTAATAAAGAATATAATAGAAATTTAGTCGTAAATGACAATCAATATTGGGTATGTAATGGGGATAAAGAGGGTTGTGTTCAAACAATTATCTATCCAAAAGATATGAAAGTATCTTTAAAACAGTATAAATAGTTAGATATATTATAACAAAGGAGTATATAATGGCTTTAGCAATAGACGGAAAGACATATGACGAAACAACTTTTAGCATAGAATTACGAAATAAAATCGTAGCTAGACAAGAGATTGAGGCGTCAAAAGTAAGACACAATGTTGAGTTGGAAAAAATTCAAGTTTTGACAGAATACTATAATAAAAAAATTTTAGAATTGATGGAAAAAGAGAAAGTTCAACCAATAAAAGACATAGAAAACAATGGCAGCAATAGCTAATTTAATAGTAGATCAAGGTGCTAATTTTAGTTCAGACGTAACCGTAAAAGACGCAAACGGCAACGCATTTGACCTAACTGGTTATACGACACAAGCCAAAATGGCAAAAGGTTATGCGTCAACAAGAACAAGAACAAATTTAACTTCAGTAATTGCCACAGACGCTGCTTCAGGAGTAATTGCTTTAGAATTGACGGCAACTCAAACGGCAGCTTTAGACGCAGAAAGATATGTCTATGATGTAGAGATCACACAAACCTCTACTGGTACAGTAACTAGAGTAATTGAGGGTCTAATTACTGTAAGACCCAATGTAACTACATAATAAAAGTATTATAAATATAACAAAGAGAGAGGTTTATGGCAAGTATTACAGCAAAGATTAATGCTTCTACTGGAAGCGGACCCAAAAAAGTTTCAGTAACCCTGCCTTCAGGTACTTCACTTCAAAACAGTTCTCTTTCATTAAAATTATTAGGTGATGTTGATGTTACTTCTTTAGATGATGGTGCATTATTGCAATACAGAGCTAGTGATGGTAAGTTTGTAAGTAGAAACGAAATTGTTACTACTACTGGAACTTTAACATTTAACGGCGGAACATTTTAGAGAGTAAATATGGCAACAGTAATACAGATAAAAAGAAGTCCGGCAACAGTAGCTCCGGCAACACTTAAACTTGGTGAATTAGCATATACATATGGAACAGGTACCCAAGGTAATCTTGGAGATAGAATTTTTATAGGAGAAGGTGGCGTTGATAGTAATGGAGACGCAAATAATGTATCAGTAATCGGAGGTCAGTATTTTACAGATATGTTAGACCACGTTAAGGGTACTCTAACAGGTAGTTCAGCACTTACAGCAGACGCTAACTTAGCAATAGATACAATAAATGTAGGTAACCACTTAACTGAAGGTGGTGAAATAAGATTTAACGAAGGTACTAATAACGGTACAAACTTTATTGGTTTAAGAGCTCCTAACGCAGTAACAGGTAGTAAAACTTTTGTTTTACCTGACGGCGACGGTACTGCTGGTCAGTTCTTAAAAACTGATGGATCAGGAAATTTAGATTTCACAACTGTTAATCAATTTATTAACTTAGCAGGTGATACAGGTACAGACACTTATAATACTTCAGAAACATTAAACTTTTTAGGTACTGGTGGTATGACACAAACTGTTACCGACAATACGGTAACTGTAACTGCTACAGCATTAACAAACGCTAACTTATCTGGTACTGCTGCTATTTCAAATGCTAATTTAGAACATCCTACAACTACTTTAGGTAGTTCAGTATTAACTTTAGGTACAACTACAACAGATTTAGAAGGACTAACTTCTTTAGTTGTAGATGATATTACAATTAACGGTCAAACAATTACTACAACAGCAGGTAATAAAGATATTGATTTAACACCTCACGGAACAGGTACAGTAGTTGTACCATCAGGTTATGAGGATAGAGCAGGATTTACAGATAATTCACTTGCAAACAAAACGTATGTTGACCAAGTTGCACAAGGTTTAGATACTAAACCATCTTGTGTACTTGCAACAACAGAAAACTTAACAGCAACTTATTCAAATGGTACTGCTGGTGTCGGTGCAACACTAACTAATTCAGGTACTCAAGCAGTATTAGTTTTAGATAGTACGGCTGCAAACTTAGGAAATAGAATTTTAGTTAAAGATCAAACAACTCGTACACAAAACGGTATTTACACCGTAACTAGTGTAGGTGGTGTTTCTTCTAATTGGGTATTAACAAGAGCAACTCCGGAAGATCAACCTTCTGAATTATCAGGTGGTGCTTTCGTATTTGTTGAAGAAGGTGTTTTAAATGCTAACAATGGTTATACATTTACACATAC